GCGGCTTCTCTCCCCAAGAGGGGTGGGCGTTATCGCTCGCCCTTCGCGGGGCGGGGGACCCCATGGACGTGGACGGCATCGCCTACGGTAACGGCTTCCAGGTTGATTTGCCGTCTTTGTCCGCCGGGCGGTGGTGGTGGCAGGTCAAAGTTACCGACGGCACGGAATCCCATATGCCCGAAACCGGGGAACTGTTGGTTGAATCCAACCTGTTTGATGAAAGCGGTTCCTACGACGGGCGGAGTGAGGCGCGTATTGCCTTGGACAATATTAACGCTGTCCTTGCAAACAAAGCCACCCAAGACCAGCAATCATACACCATCAAAGGCCGCACCCTGCAACGCTACACCGTAGCCGACCTGCTCAAGCTGCGGACTTTTTTCGTGGCGCGGGTGCGCAAAGAGCGTGGAGATAGCGGCTTCCGCAAGATAGGGGTTCGTTTTTAATGGGCATTCTTTCATGGCTCCGTGGAGATAACCCCGCCCCGGCCCGTCAGCGCCGTCATTTTCCCCGTATTGTTTTTCGTGGGTACGGCGAAAAGGCAGGCATGCCCGAGGCTGGGGATACGGACCGTTTGACAACCGGGTGGACGACAAACCCGGTTTCCATCCTGACCATCATTGAGCAGAAGTGGCGCGTCATGTGCGCCCGTGGCCGCGAAGCCGCGTTTAATACGGACCACGGCAAGCATTTTTTACGGTTGGTCAAGCAGAACGTAATCGGTCCTAAAGGCGTGGTTGTGGTCCCCACGGTGACGCTTGCAGACGGTTCACCGGATACTATGGCGCGGAAAGCTCTTCGCACGGCTTTGGATGAATGGGGGCGAGAACCAGAAGTAACCGGAACCATGTCAATAGAGGACGTGGAAAATTTGCTTATCGAAACCGCTGCCAGAGACGGCGAAGCCTTTGTTCGGCGGTTGAAAGGCCGCCGGTACGGGAAATTTCATTATCAGCTTCAATTGATTGACCCGGTACGGGTGCCGGTTAACTACCGGACCAAGTTGCCTAACGGTAACCGGGTTCGCGCCGGGATTGAGTTCACCGCAGAAGGACGGCCAGTAGCCTACTATGTGCGCACTGATCTGGATGATTTTGTGGAGGCCGTGGAATATTCCGGGGCCAAATATGAACGTATTCCAGCCTCTGAAGTGTGGCATCTTTTTGTGCCTGAGTTCATCAACCAGCCGCGCGGCCTGTCCTGGATGGGAACTGCTCTGACTCGGCTGCATCACCTGAGTAAATTTGAATCCGCTGCCGTTATCAATGCCCGCCTGGGTGCTTCGAAAATGGGCTTTTTCGAACCGAACCCGGAGTTCGTCGACTTTGAGGATGACGAGGATTCGGAAGAAAGCCTGCCCATGGATGCCGCCCCCGGAACTTTTGAGGAGCTTCCGCCCGGTTATTCATTTCGGGAATGGAATCCGCAATACCCGCAAGGCGATTTTGAACCCTTCACCAATGCTGTGTTGCATTCCGTGTCGGCAGGGCTGGGAGTAGCTTTTGCTTCCTTGTCGGGCCACTTGGGGGAGGGCAGCTATTCCAGCAACCGGAGCGGAGAACAAACAGAACAAGACCGGTGGGTTGGTATACAGTGGTGGTTTATTCGGAAATTTGTCCGCCATCTTTATGAAGAATGGGTGTCTATTGCCGTCCTGGCCGGGGCTGTGACCATCGGCAATACGCCTTTGAAAGTGGAGCGCGTGGCACAGTACAAGGCCGCTCGCTATCAGGGCCGCCGGTGGTCTTGGTGGGACCCTAGCAAAGACATTCCGGCTCACCGTGCGGCCCAAGACGGACGGATGAGGTCCATATCTTCCACCATCCGGGAACGTGGAGAGGACCCGGACGAAGTGTTCGACGAGATAGCGGAGGAGCGGGCGAAAATGCGCGAGCTTGAAATTTTACCCGCATCGAAGGCCAGTACACCAAAGGCCAAGAAAGCCGAGGAAAACGAGGAAATAGAACATGAACAAGCCGAATATTGACCAGATAGCCGGTTCCGTCCAACGGGCTTACTTCCCTACCGAGGCAGTCCGCACGGTTGACGAGGAAAAACGCACTGTTGAATTGGCGTTTTCTTCGGACCGTGAGCTGGAACAGTGGTGGCATACGCTGCTGGTGTTGGAACATACCGCCGATGCCTGCGATCTAATCCGACTTAACAACAGCGGCGCGGTCCTGTTTAACCACAATCGAAATGACCACGTTGGCGTGGTGGAGTCGGCCCGTATTGATGCGGACGGCAAGGGCCGGGCTGTTGTTCGGTTCGGCCACAGTGAACGAGCTGAAGAAGTTTACCGCGACGTGAAAGATGGCATTTTGCGGCATGTCTCCGTGGGCTTTGCGGTCCAGGAAATCAAGCTGGTGGAGGAGCGGGAAAACGACATTGACGTATATCGGGCAACCAAGTGGGAGCCCTATGAAATATCCATAGTAACCATTCCGATGGACGATTCCGTCGGCGTTGGACGCGCTCTTGAAGACGGCGGCGCTTTCAACGAACGCACGATCAAACAGGAGGAAGATACCATGCCCCCCGAAGGACAGACCGTACAGGTTGACGTTGACGCCGAACGCGCCGCCGCCATCCAGGCCGAGCGCAATAGGACCAACGGCATTCTCGCGCTCGGGCGCGAGTACAACGCCCCGGATGATGCTCTCAAATTTGCCGAAGAAGGCAAAACCCCAGAGGACTTTCAGCGCCATTTGCTGGGCGTCCTGAACCAGCGACAGACCCAGCCGAGCCCGGATGAAATGAATGCGGACATCGGCCTGACCCAGAATGAAGTGGCCCGCTACTCTTTCGTCAAGGTTCTTCGCGCCTTGGACCCCAACAATCTGGATGCCCAAAAGGACGCGGCCTTTGAATTGGATTGCTCCAGGGCTGCGGCTCGGAACCTGGGCCGAACGATTCGCGGCATTGTGATTCCGCCCGACGTGCTGAGGCGTGCTTATACCACGGACACCACGGCGGCACCTCATGGCGGCAATTTGATCGGCACTGACCTGCTGGCAGGCAGTTTTATCGAAATGCTGCGCAAGCGGTGCATGTTTCTGCAACTGGCGACCTCTTTGGGCGGTCTCGTCGGCAATGTCGACATCCCCAAACAGATTTCCGGCGCAACCGCCTACGTGGTGGGCGAAGGTGATGCCCCGGACGAATCCTCCGGCGACTTCGGGCAGGTTGGAATGACCCCGTATACTGTGGGTGCCCGCTCCAATATATCCCGTCGCATGCTCATGCAGGCCACCCCGGATATTGAAGGTCTGGTACGCCTTGACCTTGCAAAGGCCGTCGGGACAAAAATTGACTATCTCGGCCTGTACGGTTCCGGTACCGACGAACCCACCGGCATCCGGTACACCGACGGCGTGAACGCCATCACCTTCGCCGCTGATGGCGCACCGACTTGGAAAGAGTTCGTATCCATGGAAAGCGAAGTCGCCGCCGACGACGCCGACGTGGAAAGCATGGCTTATCTGTTCAATGCCCGCATGCGCGGACATTGCAAAACCGCCGTGAAATTCGAAAACACCGCCCCCACCATTTGGGAGGATGGCAACACCGTGAACGGTTACCGCACTGGTGTTACCAATCAGGTCGAGGACAGTGATTGCTTTTTCGGCAACTTCTCCGACGCCTTTGTGGGCCTTTGGGGTGGCCTGGAACTGACGCTTGACCCCTACAGTAAGGCGGAATCCGGCACTTTGCGCATTGTCGCCTTCCAAGATGTGGACGTAGCCGCACGGCATGGTGAGTCCTTCACCTTCGGTACCTACAGTGCATCTTAAATTAAGAGGATAACATGAGAAAGAGCAAGAAAGACAAAACGATGACTGTTGAAATACTCGGCTCAAACCCGAACGTCGGGGTACTGGTCAACGGTGAGATTTGCAAGCCCGGTGATGTGGTGCCAGCGGGAGTGTTGACCGGCAAAGGGTTGATTCACCGAGGGCGGGCAAAACCTTATACCGAGGCATCCGCAAAGGCTTCGGCCAAGGCTTCCAAGTAGCGGAGGCCCCCATGCAGGAAGACTTTAACGCCTTCCTTAATACTGATGATTTCGCCGTGGAGGTGCAGGCGGTCAACCCGGCCCGCACCTTCCCGGCGATTTTTGATAATGAGTTCACGCTTGCCAGCTTGGGGGGGATGGAGTTGGAAAC